ATCTGTCAAGCGGAGCATTCACAGCGACAGCAACAGATATGATCATTCCAGCAAATTCACAAATAATTGATATTGTTTTTGATGTTATCACTGCAGCAAGTGGTACAACAGATATCAGTGTGGGTCTTGTTGGCGGATCTGCTGTAGCATATGTAAATACTTACACAATTGGAACGACTGCGGGTAGACATTACCCAACAACTGATGCTGGTGGCGCTTCTGCTTGGGAAGATGTTGGAACTACTGATGTCAGAATGAATGTGTCTAACTCAGATGCAACAAGTTCTGGTGAGTGTAGAGTTACTGTTCTGTATCAACAAAACATTAATTTAGCGTAACAAAAGGATAGTGGCTCTTCGGAGCCACTTACTTAAATTATGGCAGATAAATCATTAAATCCCATGAGTTTATTAAAGTTAATCTTTGGTGGGGAAGATGAGAAAACAGGGGACGCACAAATTGCAGAAGAAATAGCTGCTGGAGATAGAAAAGCAGCCAAAAAATCCAAGTTTAAAAAAGCTATGGAACAATTAAGTAAGGATATGAATAAAAAGCCAGAGCTGTTGAAGTCTAAGTCACTTCAACTTCCAGGAAATCCATATGATACCAGCTCAGCTCCTTATAAAGTTATGAAAGGATCAAACAGTCCTTTATTTGCATCACTAAATGATATACAATCAGGAAAACTTAAATACTTAGATGAACAAACAGGAGGTATAATGCAAGCAATTACAGGAGGACTTCCTAAAACTGTGCAAAGGAGATAATTATGATTTCAGACGTCAAACAATCCACACTCGCTGCTGATGGACGTTTTCAAGATAATCATGCTGGAGCAGGAACTTATATTGGTAGAAGTCGCTTAAAAGGAGTTACAGGAAGATGTGATTCCGCAGCTACAGCTCAAATAAAATTATATGATGGAACAGATACAACAGGTACCTTACTCTATCATGTATATTGGGGTGCTGCTGCAGGTGATATGTATCAAGAATATATTTCTGACGATGGCATATTATTTAAAACAGGAATTTTTGCGGATGTAACGAATTGTGATGCAGTTTCAATTATTTGGGACTAAATGGCAATATCAGGAACCACTGCGTTTTCACTATCAGTCAATGACTGTATTGTAGAAGCTCTCGATAGAATTGGGGGAAGCCCAATGCTAGGCTATGACGTGCGTGCTGCACGTCGAAGCTTAAATATCATGTTTACAGATTGGGCGAATAGAGGCCTTAATCAATGGACATTGGATAAACAAACACTGTCGATGGTAGCAGGAACTGTTAGTTACACCTTGCATACAGCAACTGTCGATTTAGTTGACGTTTATATTACACGTGATTCCACAGATTACGCAATGACTCCTATTTCATTAACGGACTATAATGTCTTTCCCGATAAAACACAAGAGGGAAGACCAAGTCAATATTATTTACAAAAAGATGTTGATCCAGTTTTATATGTTTATCCTGCCCCTGAAAATAGCACTGATGTTATTACTTATTGGAGATTAAAGAAAATAGATGATGTTACAGCCTCTACAGTAAGTGGAACTGAACAAACATTTGAAGTACCGTCAAGATTTTATGAAGCTATGACTGCGGGACTTGCTTATTATATGGGTATGAAACGTGCGGGAGTTGATGGATCAAAATTAACTTTTTTAAAGACCGAATATGAACAAGCTTTTGAAAGAGCAAAAGCATCGGACTTAAATCAATCACTTTCAATATTCCCTTATTATGGCTCTACCTACTACTAAAGGACCTAAAAAAGCACCGTCACGAAAATTTTCTTCAGGAAGAAGTGCACTCTCAATTTCTGATAGAAGTGGATTGCAATTTCCCTATAATGAAATGGTGAAAGAATGGACGGGAGCACTTGTTCATAAATCAGAATGGGAACCAAAGCAACCACAATTGGATCCTACAATATATACAGATCCAGAAGCATTACAAAACCCACGACCTCCTGTTAATATGTTAACGGGAGCGATTAGCCCTTCAGGGGTTCCTAATCAAATTACCAATCGATACCCAGGCACATTCGGTGCGACGGGAGAATCATTTCCATTAATATCTACAGGAGAAAAATTAAATGCCAGTCTTGGAACAGTCACAGTCGTCATCACCTAAAAAACCTGATTTCAGTAAAACAATCGTTATGATTGGAACGCCGTGTTATGGTGGAATGATGCATGAATCTTATTTGCATTGTTTTTTAAAAACGTTAGCAGAAGCAAAAGAGAAAGGCTATCACATTCATCTTAATTCAATGGGAAATGAAAGTCTGATTACACGTGCTAGAAATACGATTGTATCCCAGTTTTTAGATAGGGAGCAACTTACCCATCTTCTTTTTATTGATGCTGATATCGCATGGCAACCAGAAACGATAACTCGAATGTTAACATTGGATGAGGATGTGGTCGCAGGAATATATCCCCGTAAAACATTAGACTGGTATAACATAGAAAAGTATGTTAAAGACAGTCAAAATGATTTAAAAAGTTTAGAACAAAAATTAATGGGATATAATTTAAATTTTAAAGATCCCCGTCATATTCCCATGTATCAAGGGGGATTTGTTGAAGTATTGGATGCTGCGACAGGATTTATGATGATTAAAAGGGAAGTAATATTGAAGATGATAAAAGCATATCCGGAACTTAAATATACGACGGACCAGAATTTAAATGGAAAACCATATGAAAGCGATAATTGTTACGCTTTTTTTGATTGCATGATTGATCCTGACAGTAATCGATATTTAAGTGAGGACTATACATTTTGTCGTCGATGGCAAAAAATAGGAGGTAAGATATATGCGGATGTGGCGAGTTCTTTAACACATTATGGGACATATCATTTTAGAGGAAATGTCTCGCATAAATTCGCAGAACAGAGTAGAATAGATAAAAATGGCAACGACATATTCGACACTAAAAACTGATATTCAAACTTGGGCCCAAAATACGGGAACTGACTTTACAGCTCAATTGGATACGTTTATTACAAACGCACAACAGAAGCTTGTACGGCTCATTGATCCAGAAGGTTTAAATCTTCGTGCTCATAGCGTATTCAATGCGGGAAGTCAATATTTAACCACTCCGGGAAATTGTCTTATTGTTAAAAATCTGCAATATACGGACTCTAGTAGTTTAAGAGTGATGATGGAGATAAAGACAGATGAATTCATACGGGAATATTGGCCTAATCCTGTTCTTACGGGAGAGCCAAAATATTTCGCTAATTTTAATGATGGGAATCTTTTAATCGCCCCTACGCCTGCAACGGCGCATATAGTTAATATGGAGTATGTTCAAAATATTCCTGATTTAAGTGTGGCAAATCCTACGAATTATCTTACAAATGAATTATCAGATTTATTATTATATTCATGTTTGTCCGAAGCTGCAGTTTTTACTAAAAGTTTGGAGGATTATAGTGTATATAATAAAATGGTTACGGAGTCAGTCGCCAGTCTTAATAATGAGGCGAGGCGGCGAAGAAGAACTGATTATAAGTTTCCATTAAGTCCAGCAGGGCCGGATACTATATCAGGAGGTCAATAATAAAAGGAGGGTAAACCTATGGCAATAGAGCAAGCAATCACTAAAGTATTTAAAGTTGATTTAATGAATACAGCATCAAATTTAGAAGCTGATACTCTTAAACTAGCTTTATATACATCTTCAGCGAGTTTAGATGAAGACACACCGGCATACACAGCTACAGCTGAAGTACCGAATTCAGGAACTTACGCTGCAGGAGGAGCGACATTAACGAATGTTGCAATTACCATCGCAGGAAATACTGCAATTTTTGATTGTGATAATGTAAGCTTCACAGCGGCGACTATTTCAGCGCAAGCTGCAGTTATTTATAATAACACATTAGCAAATGCTGCAATCGCAGTTTTTGATTTTAATGCAGTGAAATCATCTTCAAATGGAACATTTGAAGTTCAGATGCCGTTACCAGATGCTAGTGATGGACTAATTAGAATACAATAGGATAAATAATGGCATTTGTCCTAAATGATCGGGTTAAAGAAACCACGACAACAACTGGCTCAAGTGATATAACTTTTGCAGGTGCTGTAACTAATTTTGAAACCTTTGCTGCAGGAATTGGAAATAACAATCTAACTTATTATGCGATTGTACATTCCTCTCTTGATCAATGGGAAGTAGGGGTAGGTACGCTATCAGCAGATAGTAGTACAATGGAACGCACAACTGTTATATCATCAACTAATAGTGATAGCGCAGTTGTATTTTCTGCGGGAACAAAAGAAGTATTTTGTACGTATCCAGGCTCTCGTGCACCCTCCGCCGGGATGACTGCGACTACATATGTAACTACACATAATGCTACTATAAGTGATACACAAACTATGGATTCTGGAGTATTAGCTGGACCAGTTTCTATAACAGGAAGTTTATCTGTAACTGGAAATTTATATATTTTATGAGTCAACTTGAAGTTAATAAAATTATACCACAAGGATCAGGTACTGCTCTTCAAATAGGAGAAGCATCAGATACTATTACCATTCCTTCAGGAGCTACTTTAGACGCTTCGGCTGCTACTGTGCAATTACCTGCAGGCGTTGGGAGTTTAAGTTGGGAATCTAAAACAAGTAATTTTCAGACTGCTGTTTCAAAAGGATATTTTATTGACACCTCTAGTAATACTGTAACAGCCACTTTACCAGGTTCAGCTACTGCTGGAGATGAAATTAGATTTATTGATTCAGGTGGAAATGCTGCAACTAATAATATAACTGTTGGTAGAAATGGACATGCTATACAAAGTCAAAATTCAGATTTAATTGTAAGCACTGCTAGAGCTGCTTTAGGTTTAATATATTCAGGAGCCACTCATGGTTGGCTATTAACGGAGAAATAAATGGTTGATTATAAAGATATAAAACAATTAGAT